CTGATAGAAGACATTGCCAAGGAAGCCGCCCGGGGGCGGTGACCCGGGCACGTAGCCGACCGAGCCCGGCGCCCACGTGCTGCCGTTCCACACGAGGCCCTGACCGGGGTTGGGCGTGGTCGATGCGACATTGGAAAGGTCGGCCAATCGGTAGGCCGGGGTGTACGTGCGAACGAAGATGCGCCCGGTGTTCGCGTGCTGCCGCGTCACTACGCCAATGGCGATGCGGTGATTGGGCGCAGCCGGTGGCGTTGAGGTCAACTGACCTGCGGTGGTGGAACAGTACAGCACCGTGCCGACAGGGTGGGCGAGGGTGTTCAGGCCGTAGATAGTGCCGTAACTGCGGACGTGGCCGGGGGTGCGGAATGCCATCGTTTCGCTGGCGATCCCGACTACAGATTTGGGGTCGTTGGCGCTGCTGGCGCTGAACGGCACAACCTGCGGACGGTCGCCCTGCACGACGCCGTTGAACGCGACCACCGTGCCAAGGGCGATGCCTCCGGCGTAGTTGTTGGTGACGGGGAAATCGACCTTGGCCGGGCCGCCGTTAATCCACGAGGTGGATGCCTCGTCGTACACCAACCCTTCGCGGTCGAGGGGTTCGTCAAGCGCCACGTCGGTGAGGTCGGCGAGGGCGGATGCCGCATCGCCTGCAACCCATTGCGAGGTGGCTGCGTCGTACACCAGGGCTTGGCCGTCCGTCGGTGCGGGGACGTTGACGTTTGACAGGTCGTCGAGGTTGTACACGCCTGCCTCAATCATGACCTGCGGGATCGTGACGTTGGTGCGAAGGATGCGCACCTGGTAGTCCGCGGTCACGACGTACAGGCGGCGCGGCTCCTCGAAGTTCATGAGCTCCGACTGGTACTGGCAGCTTTGTACGTTCACGCCCGCATACGTTCCCTGCACGCGGTCAAGCGTGCCGCGCACCGCGACGCTGATGGCGATGGCGGTTTCGTAGGTGGCGGCGTAGCAGTTGACCTCCACGCTCGCCGTGTCCAGGGTTGACGGCGATAGCTGCGTGTCGCTCGGCTCGTTGGAGCGGACGTTGTAAACGATGTAGGGCGCGACGTCCTGCTGATGCGCCACTTCGGGGTACACGCGGGTGCTGACCAACGCGCTCACGTTGGCGTTGTTGGAGAGCAAGTTGTAGATGGCCTTTCCGACTAACATCACTTCATGAATTTGGCAAATGAACTCCGCAACTCCTTGTACAACTTCGTGCGCATGGCGTCCTGCGTTGCCTTGATGGCGCGCTCGGTAACCTTGTAGTTTGGGTGGCTTGCCGACTTGCCGCCGAATGCGTCCGGAAAATCCCCTTGTTCAACGATGTGCGCAAACCACGCGTCGCTGTCCTTGCCAACTTTCCGCTTCATGGGGTAGTTGGCCCGCGGCCCGGCGAGGATGGTAGGCAGTTGGCGGTTGGGCGCCCACGTACCGAACGAGCGGCGCAGCGTGCCGGGGGCGACGCGGATGGGCTTGCTGTTGGCGTAGCGATGGATGACGATTTCTTTGGGGTAATCCTTGGTCATCGTCCTTGCCTTGCGCACGAAAATCTGCGCCACCTTGCGGTAACCGCGTTGCACGTCCTGCTTGTTCAGGATGCCAAACTTAACGGCCTTGAGGATGCGCTTCTGCGCCCGCTCCACGCCCTGCATTTCGGTTGTGATCCTCATTCGCGAATGGTGCATGTAAGGCGCAGCCCATCGTTGCGGCCAATCTCTTGCACCGCTTCGATGTTGTACGTCTTGCTGTTATAGCTGACCCGGTCCTTCGGGTTCACGTCCGCCCAAGTCGAGCCGTAGCGAATGACGAAATGCACGGGCTGCTTGCTGTATATCTGCTCGCTGGCAATGGACTCGTTGCCGGAGCCTTCGCGGTAGATGACGTCAGCCCACACCGTTGCCAGTGTGCCCCAACTTTCGACGCGCTGGCCGTACAGGTCGGTCGTGGTGGTGGCGCGCTGAATAGTGATGCGCGAATCCATGCGGCCGAACTTCATTGCAGGGTTCTGTATGGTGATACGAGCGCGTCAATGCCAACCTTCAGGCGGGTGGTGATGGTGCCAGTGACCTCCTCCACGCGGTTCTCGTAAAGGTGCCCCACAAGCAGCCGCACCGCTTGGATAAGCGGCGTGGGGATGCTGGCCTCGGCGTGGCCGACCACCATGTTAATCTGCACACGCGCGAGCGCATCGTCGTACAGGTCGGGCGGCGATACAAACCGAATGCGCGCCGGGCTGGTGTTTAGGTCGGTGTAGTAGAACGAAGCGCCGAGCGTCTGCGTGGTGTTGGCCGTTGACAGATAGGTGATGCTGCTGATGCTCTGCACCGGGCCGATGGGGAATGATGCCGACATCCAGCTGTCGAGGTAGCCCACCGCGCTCACGTCGCCAAGGCGGGTGTCTGCGATGGTTTCGACGTAGGAAATGGCGACCTGTCGCAGCGCGGTGATGTACGTGTCCTCGTCGCTGTGGTCAACGCGCAGGAACGCTTTTAGGCTCGCCACCGTGATGATGTCGTCGAGCGATGGTGTGCCGGTAATTTTAACTCGCATACCCCAAAAGTAAGAAAGCCCGAGGCGATGCCCCGGGCCTTCCCGCTAACCAAAACCAAACGCTTATGCAGCGTTGATGTCGATGATTTTCGACAGGGCGCCTGCCTGACGAACGTCGAAGTCAAAGAACCGGTTGACGTGCAGCACAATCTGCGCGTTGCCTGCCGCGCTGTATGGATCCACGAGAAGGTCGATGCCGCCGAAATAGGCGAGGATGCATCCCTGCTGGAAGTTGCCGAACAACATTTGACCAACGCCTTCCGATGCGTCCACGAGGTACGGCGTAGCCACCGCGGGGTAGCCGTTGAACGTGTTGGATGCCAGGTCGTACAAGGCCGAAACGCTGGACACCTGCGCCAAGTTCTTTGCGAACTTGTAAGCGGTGGGTGACATGACGTAACGAGCAGCAGCCAAGTTGCCACCGGCCGCGAGGACTGCCGATTCCATAGCCACGGCGATAGCCGCTGTAAGGGTCGTGCTGCCGTCCGTCGACTGGTTGTTGATGGTCGCGCCATCCAACGTATCAAACGCCTTCGTGTCAATGAATGCGTTCATTGCGTTCTGCAATTCCTGCGCGATCACGAGGTCAACTGCGCCGCCGCCCTGCAACAGCAACTGCTTGCTGTAGGTCGTCTTGGCAGAAACGCGCTGTGGTGACAAGGTCAACTCGTCCATCTCGAGGCCGGACGCTGCGTTGGCATCAACTTCGCCCTCGGCGGTGCCGGTTGCCTTCACGCTAACCCGTGGGAACTTGAGGTTGCCGGTCATGCCCTGCAACGTCGTCGTGCCCAACAGCTCGATGACCGATGGAGCGCGCAGTGCTTCGATGGCACCGCCTACGTTCACGGGTACGAATGCGTTGCCGTCTGCCGTTGCGCCGTAAGCGCCTGCGGTGAAGTTGTCAGCGGATGCGCGGTACAACGCCTTGGTGGGGATAGCCACCTGGCCGACCACCTGCAAGCCCTGTGCGCGCATTTCGCGCTGTGCCTCCTGCGCCCACTCCGCCTCAGCGCCCTCCAATGAGCGGCCGTTGGCTGCGGACATGATGGCACGCGACAGGCTGAAATGGCCGTTTACGCGCTCGATTTCACGCTTCTCCGTCGTGGATGCGGTGCCGCTGTACGCGACGCGTGCAACCATCGCCTCGTGGTCGGCGCGGTGCTTGATGCGCTTGTCCAGCGCCTCAACTTCACCAACCAACCAAGCAGCGCGCTGCTCCTCAGCCTCGGTGATGGTGCGTCCTTCCTTGTCGGGGTTCTCCACGAGGGCAACGTGCTCCTCGTAGTACTTGGCGCGGAGCGCCTTCAGGTCATTGAGATTCATGTGTCTAATTTTAAGAGGTTCAGGTGCAAATGTACGTGACGGCGCCAAATCGGGTTGGTCGATGTCGTCGGGGCTTTCCATGTCCGGTGCGTCAGGCATTTCGGTAACGGTGACCTGGACGTTGACTTGGATTTGTTCGGCGCGCTCTTCGGCGGATGAGGCCATGGCGCGCGCTTGTACGGTGGTCGTAGCGTATGCCGGGTAGGTGACGGGTGACACGTCGTACAGGCGGCCGACCTTCAGCACGGTGCGCAGGTTGGTCTTGTTGTCCCACGCCTCATCCTCGATGCTGAACGCGAAGGACGATTGTGAGATGTCACCGCGTTTGATCAGCGTGTACAGGTCGCGGCCCTCCTGAGTGTCGGCGAGTTCGGCCTCGTAGCGCAGGCCGCCGTTGTCCACCGACAGGCGCAGCGTGCCGTTGGTGGTGCGTGCAAGCGGTACGCCCGTGTGGTTAATGAGCAGCCGGACGTCGTCGTCGGTGCGGCCCTCAAACGCCCCCGTGGCAATTTGCTCGCGAAAATATCCAAGGTCGGTGACGTCGTTGAACGTCGCGGCGTAGCCACTGATGCGGCGCTCGCCCTCGGCGGCCCGCACTTCCATCACGCGCAGTTCGACGTTGTCGCCGTAGGCTGCGCGGATTTCTTTTTCAAATTCCTCCTGTGATTTCATTGCTGCTGATTTTGTCGCTGTACGCTTGGAAGCGGTCGAGCGCGATTTGGTTCACCTGCACGGCGTGCATGTCGCCGCCCTCCACCGGGTTCATATCCTCCTTCGCGCGCACCTCGTTGATGGACAACACGCCGGTTGCCAGCATCTCGCGGTAAAACGATGCGCGCGCGGCCATGTCGCCGCGGAACAAGTCGGTCATGTCGTGGCGGCTGTACACGAGCGGCCGGTCGAATGACTGGATGAGCTTGCGGTCGACCTCCTGCGACAGGCGCACCGCCCACGGCGTGATGGTGTGGCGGGCAAACTGGATGTGCTGCTGCTCGACGTTGTTGAATGTCGACTTGCCTGGCAGTTGCACCAGGTCCGGCGGCACGCTGTAGATCCTGCAAATCTCCTCCGCTTGGAACTTGCGCGTCTCGATGAACTGCGCCTCCTCCGGCGGGATGCTTTGCGACTGGTAGCGCATGTCGTAGGGCAGCATCTTGACGCCACCGCTTGCCGCGTTCCATGAATCCCGCAGCGCCTCCAGCTGCTCCTTCTTCATCGGGTTCGCAGGTGTCAGGATGCCGGTCGGCCGTGCGCCGTTTGCGAAGTAGTCGGAGCCGTAATCCTGCACCGCCTTTGCCAGACCCATGTTTTCCGCATGCACCTTGAGCGGTGACAGCTTGCCCATGTTTGACAACTCGAGCATGTTCTCGGGGTACACGACGCCGTAGTCCTTCACCACGAACACCTTCTCATCCTCGATGGCCTTGGGTTCGACGTGGTAGAACGGCACCGGGTGCAGCGCGATCACGTCGCCGCGGTTGTCGCGGTCGATGATGGCGTAGCCTACGCCGTACATCAGGGCCTGCGTAAACATCCCCTCCCAAAACTCGTAAGCA